CTTTGGCTCCCATTCTGCACGCTTCGCGTACAGTTCGGACTCATTTTGACTATGACACCACTTATAGTGGTGACAAAGCACATGTTCGTATAAAGCATCGGGATAAATGTGAGTTATGGGCGACTGTGGATTCCCAGTTAACTGGGGCCCTCAGTAACCACGACCTCATTAACCCCCTATCCATAGGATGGGAGGTTATTCCCTATAGCTTTGTTGTTGATTGGTTCGCACCAATCGGCAATACCCTTAGCTCTCTCACAGCAACAGCTGGGTTGGATTTCCTCGGTGGATATGGCTCTCAAGCCCGTTATGGCACATTACGTGTCGACGGGACGGTAGGAGCAGTGGAGAAGGACGTTTTTATTTTCGTCCGGGACGCCTTAACGGAGTTCCCCGCCGGCGGCTTTTATGGCCGTCAGAATCCACTTTCTTTGGACAAAGCGCAGAAATTACTTGCGCTTCTTTCCCAACTTGTATAGGTCTGTTACCTTGAGAGTTGAACCCTCGTTGACAATCCTGTCCTCGAGTACCAGTGGCCTTATGGCCTCTAGTGAAAGGAGCCGGCTTAAATGCCAGCTTTTGGAAACGTCGTCCTAACGGACGCCGCTGCTACTCCTGTCGGTCACACCTTCGTTCCCCGAGATATCGAGGGCGGAGTTGCGAGTTTCGTGGAGTCAAATGGCGTGCCCATCGGGGATAATACCCTTACGGCAAGCCTTCGGAGAACGACCACAGGCCGCTATCGCGGTCTTTTGAAGGGTCGTTTCCCGGTCGTGCAAACCCAGACGATTAACGGCGTTAGTTCGCCAGTCGTTGTGCGGGCCGCAAACTGTGAAATTTCGTTCACGTTCGATGCTGAAAGCACCGAACAGGAGCGGAAGGACGTGGTTAGCGAGATGCTCACCGCGCTGGCCGCTAGCAATACCGTTACGAACGGGATGCTTACGAAGCTTCAGGGTATTTACTGAGTTGAGAAACTCAGTAGATTTCGTCACCTTTTTGGTGATTACTGCCTTAAGTGCATTATGTGCTTTCGGTTTGTACCTGGCTTACCTTTCTGGGATTACCCAGTTGGGGCATGGAGAATTATCACATGCACAAGTTGAAGAAAAGCAACCATCAAGTGGTGGACGCGAACTTCAAGCTCCCGTCCGACTTGACAACTACGATTATAGACGCACTCGAGAGTTTAACGCCTTGTTTTAGGCGTGACTACCTTTTGAGTGAAGTGGTCTCAAAATATGTCTCTGATGAAACTGATCCCGCGGTCGTACGACGAAATCGTGCAATTACCAAATGGTTGGCAACTGAAAGAGACAATGAGGCCACTAATGTTCGCTTAATGACAATAGACCCTGGCTATCAAATTTTGCCAAGGGTGTCATATGAGGCGTTCATGTCTTTCGTAACTTCGTTGATTGCTTCGGTTATCGGTGAGGTTGTTCCAGAAGAGGTGCTTACGAGCATTTTCTCTAATGGGGCGTCGACAAGTCGCAGTCGTGCTTCCTCGCATGCTAGCGGGAAGTACACCGGGAAAGCGGATGTTACAACAAGAGCCTACCAGACTGCACTGCTCCTTTACCAGGACAGTGTGCTTACGGAACCACTTAACGCGGAAACGCGTGGTGTGAACCGGAGCATCTGGGCGGATTTTCAACGTGGCGAAGAACTATGCCTCGTTGATAGTAACATTCTGTTCACCGTTCCTAAGAAAACTGATATCGATCGATGCGCTTGCAAAGAACCCGATGTCAATATGTACTTGCAAAAGGGCGCGGGGCGTTTCATTCGAAACGCTCTACGCCGGGAAGGGATTAATCTTAATGATCAGTCCCGCAATCAGTCCCTAGCTAGGATTGGTTCCCGTGATGGGTCCTTGGCAACATTGGACTTATCGTCTGCAAGTGACAGTGTGTGTTTCGAGTTGGTCTATCAGGCACTTCCTGTGCTTTGGTTCTCCTATCTTAATGACATACGTTGTCACACCACCATCATCGATGGTGATGTACATCACAACGAGATGTTCTCATCTATGGGTAACGGGTTCACGTTCGAGCTCGAAAGCCTATTGTTCTACGCTATAGCGAAAGCTGTTGCGTATTTCACGGGAACATCCGGCACTATATCTGTTTATGGGGACGATATAATCGTCCCAACACAGATGTATCATGATTTAACGTTCGCTCTCGGCGTGTTGGGCTTCAAGGTTAATTCCAAGAAGTCGTACCACGACGGTGGCTTTCGTGAATCATGTGGGGGTCATTACAATGATGGCTCTTGTGTAACTCCTTTCTACATTCGTGGCCCTATAGCTCATCTCCATGACTTGATCGTAACGGCAAATGCCGTGCGTAAATGGTCTAGATTTGAGTACAGTGGCCCACCATCAGGGATCGATAAGATCCTTGATTGTGAGGTCTACCCTCTTTGGCGATTGCTTGCCGAGAGTGTTCCACGGTGTTTTTGGGGTGGTTATGACCATGAAGATACTAGTCGCTTGGTAAGCTTCCAGAAGCCACGTAGGCCAAAGAGGTTATCTCCTATTTCTCCTAAAAGAGAGACTGGAGACGGCGGTTATGTTTATTGGCATAACTTAAAGGAACTAGCTCCCATGGGTGACCCTATTGAGTCATCCTCTTTGGCGGTCTTTACAGGCCGTTACAGATCGACGAAAGTCGGTTGGGACTACAAGGTGACGGACCACGTGTTCCTAACGGAACT